GAATATTTTCCTGAAAAAGTTAATAGAAATAGTGAAGTTTATATTGGAACTAATGCAAAAAAATGTTTAAAACTAATTTTACCTAAAGTTAGAAAAGAAAACGAGGCGTTAAAGTATTTATGCGAATTAACAGGTGGATATTCTAAACTATACGATATGGAAGATGTAGCTTGTGATTTTATAAGATATATTAATAATTTTCAATCTGAACATCATATAAAAAACAATAATAATATAATTTATAAAAATAATATACAAAACTATGTCACACAATAATCATATAATTGATAAAGTAAATAAAGAAATTAATTTAACTTATCCAGACAAAAAATCTTATTTAGAAATAACTAAAAACTTCAAATCTTTATTACCAGATATTATTATTAAAGAACATGAAGGTGTAAAAGTAGTAAGAGAAGATTTAGCTTTAAAAGGTGGCACAAAATCAAGGGCAGGAGAGTTTTTAATTTCAAATACTAAGAAAAACACATTAGTATATGTAGTTCCTAGAGTAGGTCATGCTGGAATAGCTATAATGGAATTAGCAAAATTATATAACAAGGAAGTTATTTTTTTTATGCCTTCATGTAAAGAAATATCTGACCACCAGTCTTATATTATAAATATGGGACCTAAAAAAGTTGAATTTGAAAGAATAGCAGCGATGCCAAATTTAAATAAAATAGCAAAAAAATACGCTGAACAAAACGGATATGAATTTTTACCTTTTGGACTTAATCATACTGATACTATAGCTGGATTTGTAAGAGTTTGCGATAATATTTTAAAAAACTATGATGAGCCAGAAGAAATGTGGTCAGTTGTATCTACAGGAGTATTAACTAGAGGTATTCAAATAGGTTTTGAAAATACTAAAATGAAAGGTGTTTGTGTAGCTAGAAATATGAAAGCTGGAGAATTAGGTAGAACAGAAATAATATCTGAACCACTTCCTTTTTTAAAAAATGAAAAAAATGAAAATTTACCTCCATTTAATACTGTTCCTAGTTATGATGGAAAAGGATGGAAATATGTTCCTAAAAACACAAATAAAAATGTTTGGTTTTGGAACGTAGCTGGTAATATTAATAAACCTGAAGGTTTTGATAAAAAATTAATAGATTCATATAGACCTTGGAAAAAATAATTTAAAAAAAAGTAAAATATATTTTTTTATAATGAATAATTTGTATTTTTGTACAACAATTAAAATTAATAATAACTAAAAACACGTAATCATGAAAACAAAAACTATTAAACACGTATTAGCAAGTAAAAAAGATAATAAACCTACTATCTTAAATACTGAACTTCTAAAGCTAAGCCCTAACATTAAAAATGAAACAGTATGTTTATACTATGAAGATTTTAAAGTTATTATAACTTATAAAAAATCGAGAAATGGTAAAACTTGGTATGCCTTAACTAGGCTCCCTAATAAAGCTATAATGCCTCAAATAGGTTTACCAGTTTGGCATAATGTTTCTATAGCTAATATAAATTTATCAAATTTATTTAATGAAGAATTTAATGTTAATGTAGAAAAACTTAACGAAGAATTTAATATTGAAATAGAAAATAAAACAATTAAAACTATGAAATTAACAAATGAATTTGAGCCAATTAGAGCTTGGGCAGAAGAAAGAGGTATTTATGCTAATGGAGATGTTAAAACTCAATATATTAAACTTCAAGAAGAAGCAGGAGAATTAGCTAAAGCAATACTTAAAAATGATGAAAAAGAATTTGTTGATGCTATTGGTGATTGTGTAGTAGTATTAACAAATTTGGCTAAATTAAATGGTTATACTTTAGAACATTGTGTAAATTCTGCTTATGGAGAAATAATGAATAGAAAAGGTAAAATGCAAAATGGAACTTTTGTTAAAGAGCAATAATTATGGAAAAGTTTAAAACAGCTGAAGAGGCATTTATTTATTATTATAAAGATATAAATGAAAATGGTATAAAATTAGGAAACACTAAAGCTATTTTAAATGTTGGATTTTATATTGACAATCCAATTAATAATGATATAAACGTAGGTTTTAGAAAATGGAAAAGAGAATATGCTAATAAAGAATGGGAATGGTATTTATCAAAAAATAGAAGCATTGAAGAAATTAAAAAACATGCTAAAATTTGGGATAAAATGCATAATGGAGATAATATTGTGAATTCTAATTATGGTTGGCAATGGTCTAGAAATAATCAATTAGATTTTATTGTAAATGAATTAACATTAAACCCTAATTCAAGAAGAGCATTTATAACTATATATGATGGTAAAGAGCATTCAGAGCATAAACTAGACACTCCTTGTACTTTAAATATTGGTTTTAATATTCAACATGGTAAATTAAACATGAGTGTTCTAATGCGTTCTAATGATTTATGGTTTGGTTTTTGTAATGACCAATTTTGTTTTTCTAATTTACAAGTTCATTTAGCTAATGTTTTAAATTTAGAAATAGGTTCATATTTTCACTTTGCTAATAATTTACATTTATATGAAAAACATTTTAGTGAAAACTTATGTTAACTTTAATAAATTTATTTGTTATCGATAAAATCTTTAATGAGGTAAGTGAGGTAAAATTATCAGCATTATCTAAAATGCTTTATATAAACTGCCTTACTTACCATTTTAAAGATAAATTACCAAAAGTAAGTTCAGCAGTAGCTTTTGAAATACTAAACAAAGAAATACCCTCTTACAATAAATATGAGAAATATTTTATTGAATTACACAAAGCTGAACTAATCGTTCTTTCAGATAGTAAAATATTATTTAATAATGTATGGGGAAATTATATTGATAGGTCTAAATTAGAAAAAGTGAGTCCTGATGAATATGTAGCTGGTTTTTCTTTTCAATCTGTTCTTTCTTTTAAAGATGAATTATTTAATAATGAAAAATTATTTGAGTTAACTATGATGAAAAATAAATTAAGTAGAAATCAAATAGAAAAACTATTAAACTTATTTATTAAAGAACAAGAAACATTTGAAACCAAATATAATAACTTTTCTGAGTGTGCAAAACATTTTAGTTATTGGATTTTAAAAAATATAAATAACGCTCCAAAAGAATCTATAAAATCTTCAGGTAAAATATTAGGAGCTTAAAATCATAATTATGAAAAAAAAATATTATAGAAATTCAAATGAAAATCAAGAATATAATAATTCGTACAATGGAGATAAAATTACTCCAAATGAAAATGAATTAGAACAAGCTGTTTTAGGAGCATTAATAATTGAACCTCATTCAATATTAGATGTAATAAATACATTAAACCCTAATTTATTTTATGAAAAATCAAATAAAGTAATTTGTGAAGCATTAATAGAATTATCTAAAGAAAATAAACCTATTGATGCATTAACTATTATTTATAAATTAAAAGAAAAAAATGAATTAGAAAATGTTGGTGGAGCATTTTATATTTCGCAATTAACTTCTAAAATAGCAAGTACTGCAAATTTAGAATATCATATTAAAATATTACAACAAGAAGCTTTAAGAAGAAATGTAATATCAGTTTGTTCTAAAGGGAGTTCAAAAGCTTTTGATAATAGTGAAGATGTTTTTGATTTATATCAATCTCTACAAGTTGATTTAGATAAAGCTTTAAAAGAAGTAATAACATATGAAGTTCAAAAAGTAGGTGAAGTTCATTTAGATATAATTAAAAAAAGTTATGAAATAGCTAATAATGGAAAAAAATCTGGAATACCTTCAGGTTTAAATATGTTAGACAAAGTTACTAATGGTTGGCAAAAAAGCGATTTAATTATATTAGCAGGTAGACCAAGTATGGGTAAAACAGCAGCGGCTGTATCTATGATAATGAATCCAGCTTTAAAAGAAAATATTCCTGTAGCTATATTTTCACTTGAAATGAGCAGTGAACAACTAGTTTCAAGAATGCAAAGTAATATTTCTGAAATTAATGTTTCTAAAATAGTTAAAAAGCAATTAGATTCTTCAGAAATAACCCATATTTTTAATTCTTGTCAATCATTAGAAACAGCACCTATATATATTGATGACACGCCTAATATTTCTGTTTTAGAATTAAAAAGTAAAGCAAGAAAATTAGTTAAAGAAAATAATATTCAATTAATAATTGTAGACTACTTGCAATTAATGCGCTCAGGTTATAATATTCAAAATAGAGAACAAGAAATAGCTGAAATATCAAGAGGATTAAAAGCAATAGCTAAAGAATTAAGTATTCCAGTTATAGCGCTTTCTCAATTAAGTAGAAGTGTTGAGTCAAGAGGAGGAGATAAAAAACCTATGTTAAGTGATTTAAGAGAATCAGGACAAATAGAACAAGATGCTGATATGGTTATGTTCTGTTATAGACCAGAATATTATGAAATAGAGGATTATGAAATAGACAATGAAACATTTCCTACAAAAGGTTTATTTATGTTATTAATTGCAAAACATAGGAATGGAGAATTAGGAGAGATACCTTTAAAATTTTTACATGAGCAAACCAAATTAGTTAACCATCCTTATAAAAATTACTCTAATGAATATGAAAGCAAACAAGAAAGCACAATAAAACCTAATTTAAATTTTTTAAATAATTCTAATAATTTACCTTTTTAAAACAATATTATGGAAAACAAATCATTTGATACGTTAGGTTTAAAAAAATTTTCAGATAGTTCTGATTCTAGGGAAAAAACACTTATTAATTTTTGTAAAGAAATAATATGTAAATATTATGGTAAAGAAATTACTTATTTAGATACTCCTTCAAGAAAACATGAATTTGTAAAAGTTAGACAAGTGTGCATGTATATGATTAGAAAAACACTTAAAATAGGTTTTACTAAAATAGGAATAGAATTTAATAAAGACCACGCTACAATTATACATGCTGTAAAAAAAATCGAAGGATTTTTAGAATATGATAAAGAATTACAAAAAGAAATAAACGATTTAGATAAAATCTTAAAATTAAAATCAAATGCAAATATTAATAATATAGATTTAGAAAAAGATTTTTATTATATTGATATGAATAATTGTAATACTATTAAATTAACGCCTCAAAAATCAATTATTTTTGTAGGTTTTTCAAAAGAAGAAATTGAAAATATGTCTTTAATAGATTTAAAAGATAATTTTCAATGGTTAATTAAACCAGAAAATGTAACAGAACATTTTAATACCGCATTATATATTTTAGAAGATAAAAAAAATAAATAACTAATAAAATGGAAAAGATAAAGAAAACAAAAGAAAAATTACATAGTAATAGAATAAAATTAATATTAGAAGAAATAGGAATGTCACAACAAGAATTAGCTGATATTGCTTTAGATGGAGATGCTTCTCATACTTCTAGAATAATTAATGGTCAAAGAAGATGTATTTCATTACCTACTGCATTTAAAATATCTAATGCATTAGGAAAAACAATAGAACAAGTATTTATATATAAAAAAATTAATAATGATTAATTAAATATTATGTGAATTTATTTGAATTAAAATTGTATAATCGTGCAAAATTTATTATATTTGTAATCTAAAAACGTAATTATGGAAAATCTAGAAACAGTAACAACAATCGAGTTTATTAAAGATACCTTTGAAGAGTATCTTGGGAATATTACTTACATAAGCGCAAGTGATATTAAAAACTTCCTAAAAAGTCCTGCATACTATCATTTTAAAAAGTATGAAGAAAAAAATTCTTCAAAAGAAGACCAAAGGTACTTTGCTATTGGTAGTGCCATACATGAGGTTATTCTTGAACCACATTTATTTGAAAGTAATTATATTATTTGTCCTAAAATAGATAAAAGGACTAAAGAAGGTAAACTACAATATGAATCCTTTCTATTAAGTTCTGAAGGTAAAACAATACTTTTTGAAGATGAGATGGAAATGATTAAAAAAATAAGTGAGCAAAGCATAAAAAATGAAACATTTGTTGAATTAATTAAAGATAGTTACAAAGAAGTATCTTGCTACACTACTGATAAAAAAACTGGTTTAGAAATAAAATGTAGACCAGATATGCTATCAAAAACAAAATCAACAATAACGGATATCAAGTCTTGTCCTGATAGTAGTTATAGTTCGTTTAAAAAAAGCGTATATCAATATGGGTATTCTATTAGTGCTGCTTTTTACATGGATTTTTTAGGTAAAGAAAATTATGTATTCGCTGCAGTAGAAAAACAAGCTCCTTATCAGATAGCTTTATATTGTTTAAGCGATGAAATGATTAATTATGGTAGAGAACAATATAGAATGGCTTTAGACCTTTTAAAATGGAGTTATGATAATAATTACTGGTGCAGTCATAATGAATTTGAGATATTAAAAGAGTGCTATAATTTAGAGAACTTAGATAGTTTCTTCGATACTTTAAAGAAAAGTGAATTAATTACAATACTTTATTAATATGAAATTTATTACAGCAACATTCTGGGTATTATTTATATTACCATTTCTTCCAATTTTTATTATTTTCATTATCATATATGGTTTTATTTCAGTTCAAAAAGGTTATACAATGGAAGAAGCCATGGGTTTAATGATGCAAAGAACATACGAATCAATGAATCATATTTATATAATAACAACAATGATTTGGATTTATATAATTTTTTTAATTAACTAAAAACACAAATAATTATGGAAAGCGAACAATTAGTGGTATTAAAGGGTGAAGAAACTCAAATAATTTATCAACAAGATAAAGCAACTATTGATACAATGATAAGCACTGCAAAAGCTTATCCAAGACAATTAAAAAGAGTTATAGACAATTGCATTGCTATTGTTACACTTGATACTGAAACTGCTTCTACTTGCACATATAGTGTTCCAAGAGGTGGGAAAACAGTAACCGGACCCACGGTTCATTTAGCTAAAATACTTGCTCAACAATTCGGAAACATTAGAATTGAAGCAAAAGTAATTAGCATAGAGCAAAAACACATTACAAGTCAAGCAATAGCATTTGATTTAGAAAACAACCTTGCTATTAAAGTTGAGGTTAAAAGAAGCATAATGGGTAAAACTGGAAGGTTTAATGATGACATGATAACCGTTACAGGTAACGCTGCTAATAGTATTGCATTAAGAAATGCGGTTTTAAGTATTATACCTAAAGCGATTGTAGATAAAGTTTATAATGAAGCTAAAAGAACAATAACTGGTGATTTAAGTGATAAAACAAAGCTTATTCAAAAAAGAAAACAAGTTATTGATGCTTTAAAAGATACTTATGGTGTTTCAGAAGAAGAAATACTAAGCTCAATTGGTAAAGTGTCAATAGACCATGTTACAATAGATGATATAGTAGTTTTAATTGGAATAGGTACTGCAATTAAAGATGGAGATACAAGTGTTGAACAAGCTTTTAGAAAAACTAAAACAAGTGCTTTAAAAGAAGCTAAAATAGAACCTATTATAGTTAAAGAGAGTTCTGATTTAATTGCAAAAAAAAGTAAAAGTAACGAATTACCTTTAGAGTAATGAAAAAGAGTAGTAATACAGCAAAAATTGCTTTATTTATTTCAATTATTAATTTTATTTTATTTATTTTTGTGCTTTATCTTTCCTTGATAAAGTCTTAAATAAATTACCCTGTAGTATAATTGGCAGTACGACTGGTTTTGGTCCAGTAGATTGTGGTTCGAATCCATGCGGGGTAACTTTATAAATAGTTCTTTCACATAAAATCATTAAAGAAGAGGTTGGGTAGCACCCAAATGAACTTAGAGGTTACGGGAAAGCCTAAGAGAGATTGAAAAATAACCCGTACATGGTCAGGTGGCGTAATGGTTGCCAAGCACATAGAGGTTAAACAGATTAGGTCAACTATGTGTTAGTGATATACAGGTTCGAATCCTGTCCTGACTTCTAACATTTAAAATTAAATATTATGAGCAAATTACTAAGTTTAAGTATTGATTTATCTAAAGTAGATAAGTCAAAAATTGTAGAAGGAAAAAATGGAGCATTATATTATTCTTTAACTATTGATATTAAAGACGAAAAAGACCAATATGGTAATGATGTATCTTCTTGGACTACACAAACTAAAGAAGAAAGAGAAAATAAAGTTAATCGTACTTTTTTAGGCAATGGTAGAGTTATTTATAGTAATATAAAAGACAGCAATAATAATACTGAAGTTAAAACACAAGAATATTCAGACTTGCCATTTTAATTAAGAAATCCCGAATGGTGTAATCAGGAATAAATACTGACAAAGGGTAGCATGGCAATTAAATATTGCTAGATAAGGGTTCGAATCCCTTTTCGGGAACAAAATGATTAACAATGAAAAAATTAATTAGAGCAATAATAGGTATAATTATGTATAGTGTAGAAATTTGTATGGCAGTATTGCTATTTGTAGTGGGTATTTTTATAATAATGTTTTCTTCAATATTTAGCAAAAATGATAGAGAGGAAAAGGAGTAGTTTTGGAACTTGCCATTATAACAAAGGTGGTAAAATTGAAATTAAAGAAGACAAATTTGTTTTAGACCATAGTAGAGAATTTTATTTATTCGATATTATACCTATGGGTGCAGTTAGAATGACTATAAGTGATAAATGGAAAACTAATCCAAACCACGTAGACCCAAAGAAACGACAAAGGAAAGCTGTATCGCAATATTTCAATTTTAAGAACGTTTTAACTCTTCAAGCAATACAAATGGGGTATAAGCTTGAAAAATGGTTAGATGCCGTTTATTTTATTCCTATGCCGGATTCTTGGAGTAATAAGAAGAAAGAAAAAATGAATGGTATGCCACATGAAAGCAAACCAGATACGGATAACATAACAAAAGCAATAAAAGATGCTTTGAAAAAAGATGATAGTGATGTATGGTGGGAAAAGGCAGAAAAAAGATGGGCTTTTAAAGGAAGTATAATAATTTTTGGATAAACATGGAAACGGCACAGCAATATTTAGAAAGGTGTTTAGACCTGTTAAAATCAGAGCCAGTTAGTGAAACTACAATGATTATAATGTTTCATGAATATGCTAATTTAGTATTAAAAGAAAAGCAAAGTAAAAACCATACAACTATGAGTAGTAATGAGCAAAGATTTTACGGATGTTAAACATTAAATTAAAAATGGAAGATAGAGCTACTCGAATAAAAAATAATTATTTAAAAATAGGTTATAAAGATTGTAGTCAAGTTGAATGTGGTAGTTATATAGCAACAGTATTAGAAGAAGACTTAAAAGCAATTAATTATGCAATAACAGCTATAAAGGAATATATTGATAGTAAAGAAAGAATAGGAGTTATAACAATAGGTGATAATATATTAATAACAGCTGCAGAAATCTTAAAAAAAAGAGTTGATTTATAAAGATTAAACTTTGTAACAATATACAAATTAAGCATTTTATTTTTTAAATAGGTTTATTTGTAATAAATTTGTTTCTATATATATAATATATGAGCAAAAATATTACTAATAACGGAAAGAAAGGTGGTTGGCTAAAAGGTAAACCACATTATGATAAAAATGGCAATTCAGTTGGTGGAATAAAAGCTATTGTAACAGATGCAGGTAACAAACCTGTTGAATTAGAAGGCGGAGAAGTTATAATTAACAAAGAAGCATCAAAAAAACACTGGAAAGAACTTTCAAGAATTAATCAATCAGCAGGAAATGGTGTTCCAATAGAACCGCCTTACGGAGCTGATGAAGACCCTTCAGAATATAAAGATGGTGGTAATATAATAGAATTTAATCCTAACCACGTCCCAAGTAAATACATAATTTCTTACGCATTAAATATTAAAACTAAATATCCTAAAGTTTGGGATTTAGGTGGAAATATTTTTGGCAATACAGCATTTGAGAATTTAGAAAGAGTTTCTAAAAGGGGACACTGGCTTGATTCTGAAGAATGGATGTATATTAAATGGCGTTCTTATGTTGCAAGGCATATACATGATTTTAGAATAGAAGGCGTTATTGCCATGTTAAAATGGACAGATAAGGTTGAAAAAGGATGGTCATATATGAAAGATTTAATTGAGCAAGAAATCGCAAAAAAATATCCTAAAAAAGAAGGCTGGAAACATAAAATGAAACAAGGTGGAGAGCTTTCTAAAGGTATTAAAACAGAATTTGAACATAAAAAGACAATAGAAAAAATAGCTAAACAAGATTTAACACCTAAACAAGGAGCTACCCTTATAGCTAAAGACCACTTAAAAGAAAGTAAGAAATATTATTCTGAACTTGAAAAAATGGAAAGTAAATTTAATAAAGGTGGTATTACTGGGGATGTTTTTTCTATTAAAGACCCAGAGCAATTCAAACAAATAATAACATTATATAATAAGTTTTCAGAAAAGTTTAATGTAGATAACTACTTTCTTAATGATAATAGTGTGGTATTTTTAAGGAAAGTTAAATTTACAGCTACCGAATTAAAAGAAATGTCAATATATATGTCTGATTTATCAAAAAATAAAAACTTTACTATAATAAGTGATAAACAAGCTGATATTTCAAATGGATATTTTAAATTCTTTTTGAAAGAAAGAGTAAAGTATGCACAAGGCGGTTTAATAGCTCCTAATGGTAAGAAAAGTAATCTAACACCAGAACAATATAAATTGGTTCGTACTCCTGCCTTTAAAAAGTGGTTCGGAGATTGGGAAAATGACCCAGAAAGTGCAAGTAAGGTGGTTGATGAAAATGGAGAACCGTTAATAATGTATAGTGGAAGTCCTTATAAATTCACAATTTTTAAAACCGATGAAATAGAATCTGATAGAGATGATAGAGATTTTAAGTCAAGGTTTTGGTTTATAGTAGATAAAAGTTTAGCAGAAATTTATTCTCGTAAAAAAACAGGACAGATTGAAAATGTTTATGAAGTATTTTTAAATATAAGAAATCCTAAACACGACTTTAATTTATACGTTGACGATAATGAAGATGGTTCAGTTGAGTTTAGCAATAAAAAAATATGGGTTGCTATTGCAACATCTTCTAACCAAATAAAACTTGCCGATGGCACAAACACTACTTTTGATAGCAATAATCCTGATATAAGGTATAAAGAAGGCGGATTAATGGAAAACGAGCCCCCTGCTGATTTTGAAAATGTATTATGGGATGAACTTGCCGATAGATACAAAGAAGGTGGCAATGTTGTAACATACAAACAAAAATACAACAAGAAGTATGGTTATGATTTAGATGAAAGCCATAGTTTAGAAGAAATTGCAAAAGATACTAATATATCTTTAAAAGTTTTACAACAAATATACAACAAAGGTGTTGGAGCATACAATACTAATCCAGAGAGTGTAAGACCTAATGTAAAGAGCTCAGAGCAATGGGCAATGGCAAGAGTTTATAGCGCGGTAATGGGTGGTAAAACAGCAAAAATAGACCATGTAGAACTTAAAATGAAAAATGGCGGTAATATAAACATGAAAGCAGAAGATTTAAAAATAGGAGATATTGGTACTTTAAAAGGAAGAACTGATAGAAAAGTTAAAATAGTTAGGATAAGTGCTAAGATAGTTACTTTTATAGATATATTAGATAATAAAGAAAAAGGTATTTATACAGAGGATTTTATAAAAAAATATACTCCTAATGTACTTCAAGCTAAACAGCCTAACGTTAAAGCTACGCAAAAATCTTATGATAATTTAATAGGATTTACTTTAGTTAGAGATGACCAAGGTGATATAGAAAAATATAAAATTAATAAAATAGGATATTCACTAGCAGAATATTATTTAGAAATTAGCTTTATAGATGCCCCTTCAACAATTCGTCCTTTTTATCTAAGAGAAAAAGAAATTGAAGATTTATCAAATGGTAAATTTTTCATGCTTGATAAAATTAGTTTTTTTATAGAAGAGCTTTATTATCCTAAAACTAAAGCATCTGTTTCAGATGATAAACCAGTTTTAAAATCTAATACAGCTATAGGTTATAATTTAGTTAGGAATGGAATTGAATATAAAATAAATAAAGTAACTTATACTGGTTCTACAAATTTATTTGAGATTAATGCTGAGTTTAAAAATGAAAATTATAATTTTCTTTTTAATCCTGAACAATGGAATGCTTTGTTAAAAGGAGATAAAGCTTTAAACTTTTATATAAAAGAAAGATATAACCCTGTTTCATTAACTGGTCTGCCTCAAATAGGATATACCATTATTGATAATGTTGGGGAAGAATATAAAATTGAAAAAGTAGAATTTTCTAATAATATTGTGTATGTTACTTTAAAAGATAAATTAGGAATTTTTCAAGAACAAGCTTATAAAAGTGAAACTTGGTTTGATTTATTAGCAGGCAAAAAAGTAAGCGAAGGAGAATATATTAAAGAACTTCAAAAAACATCTATTGCTGCAGTTGTTAAAGGACCTAAAACTACTAAAAAACCTTTTGATGCTTCATTAAATTATGAAGAGTTATTACAAAACTTTTTGAGTGAAGAAGCTGTAAGTTTTATGAAAGTTGAAGACTCAAAAATGGAAATTGATATTGTTTCAAATTTTGAAATGATGTTAGATAATTGGAAATAAAATAATATTAATATATGACTTCGATAGAAAAATATAATTTAACAAAAAAGTTCATGGCTTTTTTAATTGGTCCTTATGGTCAAGTTACGCTTGAAAATAATCCTGATTTAAAAGACAGAACAGAAAGAGTTTTTAAAAGCCTTAAAGAATCAGCTTTATTAGAATCAGTTGATAATAACATTGATGCTGGTAAATTTTACATGGAATTAGACCAATTAAAACAATTGAAAAGTCTTATTCCGGAAAAAAGCTTTGATTCTTTAAAATCATTAAATGGTGAAGAAGAAAAACTAGAAAAACAATTACAAGATTTAATAGATTATAATCCACAAATATATTATGATGTATATTTTCTTACAGTAGGATTAACTCAAAAATCTATTGAAGACAACATTCTTTTACATAATACACCTAAAAATGAAAGCTTTGAATTTTGGTTTGGTACAAGTAAAGTTGTAGATTTAAACAAAAATCCATTAGTGGTTTATCATGGAACGGGAGGGTTAGAAAAGGAATTTACAAAATTCAGTTTTGATATGTTTCCTGGAATATATTTTGCAGAAAATAAAACCTATTCTGATTGGTTTGCACAAATGAAAGCTCAAGGTTCTATTGTATTTAAATGTTATCTTAGAGTATTAAACCCAATTGATTTAACTATATTTAAAACTGACAAAGTTACTTATAATGATTTTGTTTCTTATATAGAATTAAGGTATGGTTATAAATTGCCAGAAAACAGAATGTTAAAAGCAATGTCTGATAGTCAAGATGGAATGTGGGCATGGGCTTATTTAAGAAATGGGGTAGATTGGCTTAATTATATTAAAAAGAATGGTGAATTTGATGGACTTACTTTTTATGAAAACAATCCAAGTGATGTAAATGATAAAGGCATAGAAAACGTAACTAAAGCATGGATGGTATTTAAAGGAAATCAAATAAAAGCTGTAAATGGTAATTCAATATATAGCTTACAAACAAATGATATTAGATTCAAAAAGGGAGGAAAATTATGATTATTGATAAAGACAATATAATTTATTATGAAACAGAATCCTTATTAGGTCAAAATACTTATTTAAATAAGGTTAAAATGCACAAACCAACAGGAGTTATATTCCAATGTAGTATATTAAAAGAAACGCAAGAATTTGCATTCTTTTTAGTTGGAGCATTAAATTCTGAAAGTAAATTAGAAGATAGAAAATCATTTGATGGTAAAACTTCAGAATCATTTTTTGAAGCAGTAGCATACTTTGAAAAATTAATTGAAAGCAGAATACCTGATACTAAAACACCTCCTCCTTCAGTAGGTAAATTTACATTTGTAAAAGGTAAAGATGGTATAATAAATATGCCAGGAACTGATGAAGTTATTGTAGATAGAGAAGATTTAGAAAAAGTATTTACTCCTCCTAAAAACAAACCTTATGGAAGATTAAATATGCTTGAAGTCGAAAAAGAAAAATATGAAATAGTAAAATCTAAGTTTGCTTTAAATTATAATGAACAAGCAACTAATGAGTATGCTGAACAAAATAATTTAAATACAAATGAATGTGCCGTTTATGATATGACTCCTTATTCTAATGGTACTGAAGAATCTGAAGGACAACCTGACCCTAATCAAGTTAATGATGAAAACATTTCATTAAATGATATAGAAGAAGAATCTGAAGACGATTTAAAAGGCAGCGATACAAATAAAGATAAAGAACCTAGCGAAGATGAAGGCGAGCAAGGAGAAAAAGGTGAAAAAGGAGATGAGCAAAGTGAAGGTGAAGAAGGCGAGCAAGGTGAAGAAGCAGAAAAAGGTGAAAAAGGAGATGAGCAAAGTGAAGGTGAAGAAGGTGAAGAAGGTGAAGAAAGCGAAGATGAAGGCAAAGGCGAACCAAATGAAGGCGAACCAAATGAAGGAGAAGGAGAAGGTGAGGAAATAGATAGAACTATTAATAAAGAGATAAAACCTAAAGATATACAACTAAACACAGACACTTTAATTGGTAAGTTAAATGAATTGTTTAAATTTGATATTTCTAATCTAAGAAGCGCTAGTAGAGTTAAAGCAACTTTAAATGGATATACGGAAGAACAATTGAAAGATTTTTTCTATGACAAGTTAAACATACCAAAAACAGTAACTAAACAACAATTTTTAAATACAGTAGAAGAACAAATAAAACCTTACTTTTAAATAAATTATATGAATAAGCAACAATTAAATGACTTAATAACGACTACTTCAAATGAAGAAGTAAAAAGATTAGCACAAGCAGAATTACAAAAAATCGAATTGCAAGAAAAAGCTGCTCAAGGAGATGATTTGTCTAAAGTATTATTGACTTTAAAAGAAACGATAGATACTTATAAAAGAAGTGCACCAGCAGGTGCTGGAGGTCCCGGTTTAACAAAAGAACAAGCTGAAGAATTAATCAAAGGTTATCTTCAAAAAAGTAAAATTAATTATGAAGATTTAGATGAAGAGTTAAGGGCTAAGTTATCTGGTAATGTTAAAGTAATGCTTACTTTAAATACGCCTTCAGGTACTTCAGTTTTAAAATCGGCAACTTCATTACAACAATTTGAAAGACCATTGTTTCAAAAAGTTTTATCAGATTGGAAAGCAAGGAATAATGTTTATTTATTTGGAGGAGCTGGAACAGGTAAAACATTCCTTGCTCAAACAATAGCTGATTTTTTAGGTTGGGAATATATTGAATTATCTTGTAATCAATTTACTTCACCATTAGAAATATTAGGTGGTCAAACAATTGAAGGTTACCAAAAAGGTAAACTTGAAATGGCATGGTCAAATACAGACCAAAAAGGTAATAGTTTCAAGGGTGCAGTTTTATGTTTAGATGAGTTGCCTAAAATAGACCCAAATACTGCTGGTTTATTGAATAGCGCACTTGCTAAAGTAAAAGATTTTAAAGATGGTATGCCTCCTGTTATAAGAAACGGTAAAGGTGAAGCAATAGAAATGAAAAACATTTTTATTATAGCAACAGGCAATACTAAACTAAATGAAACTTCAACTGAATACGAAGCGAATTTTAAACAAGATTTATCCTTACAAGATAGGTTTGCAGGTTCAACTTATGAGGTTAGTGTAGATTACAAAAATGAGTTTGAAGTTATTATGGCTGGTTTTGCATTTATTTGGATATATATGACAAAATTAAGACAAATAATAATTGAGAAAAAATGGACTGGTTACGCTTTTGTTTCTATTCGTATCATGCAAAGTATGAGAGATACTTATAGAGTTTATAGAGATATTGAAAGTCAAAAAGTAAATGACCAATTATCTTTAATTAGCCCTAAAACATTAAAACAATCTTTAGATAGTTTCTTAAATTTATTTACTCCAAGTCAAATAGCTACTTTAAAAAATGAAAGTAATTATGATAATTTTATGGTAACAATTGAAGAAAAAAACAATAAACCTATTGATAAGCTAAATACTGAAAGGGAAATAGAAATTGCAAACAAAATGATACAAGAAAACATTGCTTTACAATTAACTAAGATTGCATAATGGCTAAACAAACCAACAATTATAGTAAAAATAATTTTTATTTTGATAATTTTTCATCAAGAGAAGATTTTATAGATACAAGTGTGAAACAAGGGGCAACAAAAAAAGTTGCTCCTCAAACCTTTTCAGACCAAACGTTATTACAAGAGACTATGGCATTTTTTGATGTTGAAATGGCTAAGGTTGATATGGGTGGTGCTTTTGAAAAAGCAAGGTTAAAAACAACAGCTGACCCAAGAGGAATTTTTGATTTTAGTTTAGCTGCTCAAGGGTTATATAGACCTCAAGAATATTATTCTGAAGAACTAGCAAATGATTCACCAGATGAATTTAATAATTCAGATGTTTTACCAGGCATAGTGCCTCCTGATAATGTTTATAAAAATGATTTAGAACAATTTTGGTATAAGTCAGAAGAAACAAATAAAAAATATTTACTTACTCAACAACAAGAAGGGACATTAGCAGTAGATTTAGGTTTAAAGCAACAAAAAGTATTTAAAACTACAGTTAAAAAGTCTTACGTAATGTTTGAAAAGAAAAAAGGAAAAGCAAAATATGTAGATTTATATATACCTTTTTCTGCTGCATCTAATTTAACTCAAGAAGGCATGCTAACAAGAATTTTGCCGATGTTACTTGTGGCTAAAAAACTAGAATCTGTTCAAATACGTACAAAAATAAACATGATTAGAATGTATTCTGAAGACAAATCTGGAGCAATGCAATATATAGGCCTTTCTTATCCTATAAAAGACTATGGAGATGATTTAGACTTTGACTGGATTTCAACTAACGCTGCAGATACAGTTTGGTTTAATCAATTAGGTAGTTATGCCGTAAATATTTTAAAACAAAAAAACAATAATATTAATTGGAAAGGTTATGGGTACCCTACTGCTTCTTATAATGAAGTATTGGAAGTATTTAACAGATATAGAAATTGGTATTTTGAAGAAGCAGAAAAAGGAAGTCAACCTATTGTAAGAGTAGATAGAAATTTAATGATTGCCGGTGGAGTTCAAGCTCCTACAAATAATTTTAAAGCTGATAGTGAAAAAGTTATAGAAGAATATTTTAGAATACTTGACTTAGTCGATTTTCAATTTAATGATGCTGAAAAAGCAGCTAAAAGGGTATATACAAGAATGGTTGATAAAGAAGGCAAATCTGTTATAGAATTTAAAACTTATGTACAAAGGTTATTAAATGATGCTTACTCATATCCAAATGCAGGTCAATATAAAACAGAACAAGAACAAATCGACAAGTTAGAAGATGGTTACGATAAAGGTATTGAAGGATTAAATAAATATTTAGAAAGTATATAAAGTTATGACAAATAATAATTTTACCCAAAAACAGATTGAAAAAATTTATGAGTTATTAAGTTTTATTCATGATTGTAATAATAAAGAAAATAGTGAATGTAAAATAGAAGCTTTGGAAATGTTTAAAGATAAACACAATAATTTCTATTGCAGTTATTATTTTCATGGCTTCTGTGATGGTCAATTATGTTCTACGATAGAATATATTAAAATTGATGAAGAAGGCGTTAAAACTAATTTAAAATATAAATACTCAACAACTTCAGAAATAGCACAAAGATTTCAAAGTTTTGAAAAAATAACTTTATAAATATGAGCGAAGAACAAAATAAACAAGTAAAAGAATTTTTGAGATACAACACTAGTTTATTAAATGAAATAAAACAAGATTCACCAGAAATAAGTGATGTTTTATCTAACGTAATAGATGTACTTGTAAAAAAATATAATCTTGATTTAACAAGTAAATTCAATATTGATGATTTAGTTATCTATTACCTTCCTCAAATTAGTAGTGTTAGTGGTAGGTTAGGTTTTGTAGATAAATTGTCAAGTGATAATGAAACAGTAACTGGTGTAGCAGCAATGCAATTCATGACTCCTAATTATGTTTATGAAGAAATTTCAACAATTGGATTAAGAGTTGAATTAGCAAATTCAGAAGTTTATCAAGGATTTAACATAATAAGAAATTGGTATATAGATAAAAAATCTTTAAAGATAAACGATGACATTATTTCTGAATTTTATATAGATTTAGTTAATAGCTCAGGTGAGGTTGATTTTCGTATAAAAGAAGCCTATAGACAAGACGTTTTTTGGGTGATACCTTTATCAGTATTAAAACTAATTGATGAAGGAAAGCCAAATTATTTAAATATAACATTAGTTGAAAGTAACCCAAGGCAAGAAGTTTATGACAAGTTAAAAGGAAAAATTTTTGTAGATGAAAAAGGTCGAGAAACTGTAATTTTGAAAATTGAAGATTCAGATTTCTCGCCAGCAAATTCAAGTATTTTTGGTGTTGGTTCAGTAAGAGACTTGCCATTTAATATTTTATTACAATTAATAAATGGTGATAGAATAGGAAATGTGTATATTAAAGGTTTATGGAATCCAAGGAAATCAATTTATGATAAATTGAAAGGAAAAACTTTTGTAAATGATAATAAAAAACAAGAGTTTATTATATATGAAGTTTTAGATGACCCAGAGGATGCTTCAAGAAGTGAAATTTTTAGTCCAACAACAGGTAAAATAGGTAAACTTGAAAAAGTACTTGCTTTTGCAATAGTTGACTCATTATCAAATGGTGAAAAAGTAAAAGAATATTATATCAAAGAATTGTATAAACAACATTCAAGTACACCTTCTACTACTCAAGCTCAACCTAGTCAACAATATACTATGGAAGATATGGATAACAAAGCTATTCTTAATACTTTAATTGGCAAAACTCTTGTTGCTAGAAATGGTGTTAAATATAAATTTACAGTATTAAAAAGGAATAACCCAGAAAACAAATCTTTCCAACTAACTAATTTAGAAACTGGAGCATTAACTGAATATAAAGTATCTAAATATTATTTAGTTAAATGGATGAATGGTGGTAAAACAGGAAATTCATATATAGAAGAGTTTTATAACAATTAATAAGTAAATAATTTATATTTTTACAAAAAAAAATAAGTGATGGAAAATAAAAGTAATGAAAACAAAGAAATGCTTGGTAGTCAAAATGAAGAGATTAAGCATCATGTTGAAGAATTAAAAAATGCTTTGAAAGTATCAAATAATATACCTGC